TGGGCGAATCACCTCAAACCACACCTCCGAATCCATAAAAGCCGCCTCATCAAGCACTACGCCCGACAAACTCCGGCCCCTCAACGCCATTGCGTTCTCTGTGCCCTTCAATTCAATAGTTGAACCGTTAATTAGTTCAATCCTGAGGTCGGTTTCGTTCTTGCTGTGGATCCAAACCTTCGGAACTAGCTTTTTTAACGCTCTCCAAGCAATATCTTTGGCCATCCGGTAAGTCGGGGCACAGTAAAAGAACGTTTCACCCGGCTTTTCAATCGCTCCACGCACCAGCTCAACACATGAGAGGTACGACTTGCCGAATCTGCGCCCTGCAACCAGGACTCGGAAGCGCTTTTCGCTTGAATAAACCTGTCCTTGTGCCCATCTCAGGTTGATGGGTTCTGTTTTTACTGCCATACCGCAAACATTAACTGCTTTTTCAACCCCTACCCCCCTTCACACCGTGCCAGAAGGGCGTGTGGGCGGTTAATATCGAAAAAACGGTCG